TGCAGGTTTATTATTTGATGGTATTGGTTCTTATGGACCAGGAACAGCAACTTACGAATGGGATGGAACTAACTGGACTTCAGGTGGTGCTATACCAGCTATTGGTCCTGGAGGAAATTCTTTTACAAGTGGAGCAGGAACTCAAACAGCAGCTTTCGCAATAGGTGGAATAGGAGATCCTCCACCTGCAAGAGTAGATAGGGTTTTAGATTACAATGGTGCTTCATGGACATCAGGAGAGAGCACTCCGCTTACCACAGCTGGAACAGCTTCAGATGGACCAACTACAGCAACGTGGATTGGTGGCGGTGATGGTGGCCCAGGTATGTCAGGAAAAAGTTTTGAGTATAATGGTGCGTCTTGGACGGCTAGTGGAGACATAGGAACTGCTTTACCTCAAGGTCTTTCCGCTCAAGGATGGGGACCTCAGACTGCAGCTATTATTGGTGGGGGAACAAGTAGTGCACCTACGGCTACAGTTGCACAAATTTATGATGGAACAAGCTGGTCTACAACAGCATCTATGACTGTTAAACGACAAAACAATGCATACTCTAGTCAAAGTGCAGGAACTCAAACCGGTTGGATAGCAGGTGGTTACGAAAGTTCAGGTAATACAGATGCAACAGAAGAATATCAATCAGCAGGACCTGGTACAGTGAGCATAACAGCAAGTTAGATATTGACTTATAACCAGTAATGGTTATATTTAAAATAAATGAAAGGAGCAATATGACAGAAAAACGTAACATACATGCATTAATAGAAAAAGAAGCACCTAATCTACATAACATTTTAGACCCTAAAGATGTTAATGCTTTTAAAGAATTAACAGGAGAACTTAGAGACACTTGGACAAAGAAACAAGTATTTAGAACTGAGACTGAAATGAGGTTTTCGGTTTTAAATGATTATAAATATCCAACTAAAGCTGCTAAATATTGGCAATGTGTTAGAGAACAAAATGTTTATTTAGAAAATTTAATGACGCTATCTTTTGATTATAGAAGAAATGATGCTAAAATTAAACAGTTAGAAAAAAAATTAGATAAAGAAACTGATGAGTATAAAAAAGAACTTTATCAAATAGATCTTGATGAAAAAATATTTTATAAAGCAGGGATGGAGTTAACGGCTAAAGATAGAATGCGAGAAATTAAACTATGGTCGCAACTTAAAAAAGAAAACGACGATGGTTCTTTTGATACTCAAAATGTAAACACTCACCAATTAGACTCGTATCATAAAATAATGAAAAACAAAGCAGATACATTAACTCACGGCTCATCACAACCTGAAGTATTTAATGTAGTGGGTCAACTACAGTCTATTGAAAGAATTAAAAAAGAAAGAGGTTTACTTGAAAGTCAAAAAAGAGAAGCTATATCTCAGGAATCGAAGCCTGGAGAGTAATCCAACCAATCAGAAAAAATCTCCTCTTTATATAAAAGTAAGAGATCATATTAATAAAATTGGTTATATTATTAATCCTTTATTAGTGGTTGAAGATGGGGGTAGGTATAAAGTTGTTTATGGAAACAACAGATACTTAGCTGGAGTGGAGCTAGGGTTAAAAGAATTTCCTATAAAAATTTTAAAAAATGAAGAAGTTTCTACAATACGAGAAGCTGCTAAAAATTATGAGGAAGTGATTTTAGATGAAATTTGATATAGCACAGTTAGGTCAAACAATATTACGTTATCAAATGCCTATAGAAATATTAGCACAACTTACAAATATATATAGGGATAAAATTAACGAAATGCCTTTGGCTAATCCTCAATTAATAGGTAAAATTAATAATGAAAAATCTTTTTTTTATAATGGTCCAGATGTTCCGGAAAAAAATATATATCCTCACAACTTTTTATCTAAACAAGTAGTTGCTTTTTACTATCAAGTTTTTGATCATTATTTAATTTGGAATAAAATTAAAGACTATCAATGTAGCTTAACTTCTGTGTGGGCTAATAAAATGAAAGAACATGAATATAACCCTATTCATGTTCATCAAGGTAATTTGTTTACAGGACTGTCTTCAGTTCTTATTGTATCTATACCTAAAAGTTATGGTGCAGAGTATTCATCTGCAGATAAACCTTTAAATGGTCAGTTAATGATATTAGGTTCGTCTTCTGGTATGTTTGCCACTATAGATTATCAACCTGCAAATATAAAACCAGGTGACTTATTTATTTTTCCATATGATATGAGACATTCTGTTTATCCTTTTAATGGACCAGGAGAAAGAATAACTGTTGCAGCTAACATGGATGTTAAATACGATCCTATTAAAAATAGAGGGATAACTTAATGATTACTTTAAATAATATTCCCGTAAGTTTTTTATATGATGTGCCTAAAGACGTTGATCATAAAAATATTATTTTAGATTTAATACAAAAAATTCCACCTAATAAATACAAGGAAATTTCTCATACAGATGTTAATTTACCAGAAGGTTTTCATAGAGAATATACTTTTTATTTTTTAAAAAATATTTATCCCCAATTTAAACAGAAATTTTTAGAACATTTAGGAGAGACTCGTATGGATTTACAAAACATATGGTTTCAATGGTATAATCAAAATGATTATCATGCATGGCATGTGCATCCTTGGTGTCACTTTACAAACATTTATTATTTAAAAAATACTAATATTAATTTAAATACTCAAATAAAATTTGGTAAAAAAGATTATGAAGTAGAAATTAAAGAAGGACAAATATTGACTATTCCTTCTTTTTATTTACATCAATCACCAATTAATACTTTAAAAGAACCTAAAGTTGTTATATCTTTTAATACTACTTTGAAAGGAAATGAATAATGTACGATAATATAATAATAACCGAACCTAAATGGAAAAGTTGGGCAATTGAAACTACAACCCCTTTATTTACACCTGATCAATGTAGAAAGATTATTGAATGTGGTAGAAGACAAAAACCACAAACAGCACAAATTGGTATGGGCAAACCCGGTGGCGGAACAGATACAAGAAAAAGAGTTACAACTATTTCATGGATACCTTTTAAAGAAATGAGTCATATGTATGAAGACCTTAATAACTTTATACAAAAAGCAAATAGAAATCATTTTGGTTTTGGAGATATTAGAATTACAGAACAAGCACAATTTACAGAATATCCTGTAGGAGGGTTCTATGATTGGCATATGGATTGTGATGTAAACATGGCTCATGAACCACCTGTAAGAAAAATATCTATGACTGTTTTATTAAATCATGAATCAGAGTTTGAAGGAGGACATTTAGAAGTAGGAAACACTGGAAAAATTAAACATCTTAAACAAGGGAACGCACTTGTCTTTGCTTCTTTTATTCATCATAGAGTACAACCAGTAATAAAAGGTGTTAGACAATCTCTTGTTGTTTGGTTTGGAGGCGAACCTTTTAAATGATTAAAGAAGGATTTTTTCCAACTCTTATATACGCTGAAGATTTTAAATTAGATACAAATCAAATAGCAAATAATATTCTACAATGGTCTAAAGAAGACAAAGGTATTAAAAAAACAAACGTAAATGGGTGGCATAGCGAAACTGATATGCATAAAAAACCAGAATATAAACCTTTAGTAGATCAATTATTTAAAATGGTAGACCAAATGTTTATTGAAGAATTTTTAGAAAGAGAACCAAAGTTGGGAAATATGTGGGCCAATATAAATTATCAAGGTGGGTATAATAAACCTCATGTACACCCTAATGCTTTATTTAGTGGAGCTTATTATGTAAAAGCCCCATCTAACTGTGGAAGTTTAATATGTCAAGACCCACGTCCCGGCATTCAGACCTGTATGCCTACTAGAAAAAAAGTGGAAATTCCTAAACATTTATGGAGAGACGTGCATTTACAGCCAAAAGAGAATAGAGCTATAATGTTTCCTGCGTGGCTTTGGCACTCAGTTGAACCTAATCAATCTAATGAACCAAGAATATCAATAAGTTTTAATTTTATACAAGATGGATTTCAATGACAGGTTTAGTTTATAAAGAATTACCTATAGAAGATATTACTCATCTTACACGACCTGAGTTTATTAATGGCCAAGAACAAAAATTTCATGATAATTTATTAAATTCCATAAAACAATATGGAATGAGAGACCCTGTTTTTATAGATCAACGCAAGAACAAAAATGATGAAGTCATTTTAAAAGTTACAGTTGGAAATAATAGAATGGTCATAGCTAAAAAACTAGGTTTTAAAGTAGTACGTTCAATAGTCAAATTACTAAACCCTGGCGATAATAATATTGAAGGAACTCCTATCAATAACGAACAAGAGATAATTGATCTTTTTCATACAAAAGAAGGATTGGATATAAGAAAAAAAGATGGTATTATATGGGAAGTAATGCCAAAGAATCATTGGAGACATGGATTTTAATAAATATCAAGTAATCAACAAAGCTATTAGCTACGAGCTAGCTAATTTTATCTTTAACTATTTTTTGCTTAAACGAGACGCAGTTAAATATATGTACGATACGAATACTATGTACGACACAGGTCTATTGGGCACATGGAAAGATCAACAAATTCCAAACACTTATGCTCATTATGCTGATCCTGTGATGGAGACCCTTTTAGTGAAAGTATTACCAATAATGCAGCAAGAAACAGGCTTAAATTTAATTCCAACTTATTCATACGCTAGGTTATACAAAAAAGGTGATGAATTAAAAAGACATAAAGATAGACCTAGTTGTGAAATATCTACTACGATTAATTTAGGTGGAGATCCATGGCCAATTTTTATAGATGGCACTGGTGCTGATAGTGTTATTGATGAACGAAAAAGTATACTTAAACCTAACGCACCTTTGGGCACTAAAGTCCTGCTTGATGTTGGCGATATGCTAGTATATAGTGGATGCGAATTAGAGCATTGGAGAGAACCGTTTGAAGGTAATACTTGCGGGCAAGTATTTCTTCATTATAACCATGTAAATGGTCCTTTTGCTGAAAAAAATAGGTTCGACAAAAGGCCGATGTTAGGACTTCCAGCGTTTGTGAAGTCATAATATTATGGAGTTATATGCTACAAAAATTAGGTTTTTTACCAGGATTCAACAAACAGGTTACAGAGACCGGGGCTGAAGGCCAATGGTTTGATGGTGACAATGTTAGATTTAGATACGGTACCCCAGAAAAAATAGGTGGTTGGACCCAATTAGGTGACGATAAACTAACTGGTGCAGCTAGAGCTATTCATCATTGGGACGATAACGCTGGTATTAAATACGCTGCCATAGGAACTAATAGAATTTTATATGTTTATTCAGGAGGAGTCTATTATGACATTCATCCAATTAGAACTACTTTAACAGGATGTAGTTTTACAAGTACATCTTCACAAAAATCAGTAACAGTAAATTGCAGTGGCACTCATGGCTTAGGTGAAAACGATATTGTCATGTTTGATTCAGTAAGTGGGGTTACTGCTGTAGGGTCAACTTATAATGACGCTACTTTTGAAGATCAAAAGTTTATGGTTACTTCTATTCCTACTACAACAACTTTTACAATTACAATGGCTACTGCGGAATCAGGAACTCCTTTATCATCTAGTGGATCTGCTTCTGCTTTATGTTATTATACAGTTGGGCCTTCTCAACAACTAGGTGGTTATGGTTGGGGTACAGGGTTATTTGGTGGTACAGCTTTAGGACCAGCAACTACAACACTTGCTTCTGGTATTAATGATGCAGTAACTGATATTCCTTTAACCAATTCTTCAGCTTTTCCATCTACTGGAGAAATTAGAATTGGGTCAGAAGATATAAGTTTTACAGCTAATAACACAACAACTAATATTTTAAGTGGGGGTGCAAGAGAAGTTAATGGTACAACCAAAGCATCTCATAGTGGAGGAGATACAGTAACAAACATATCTGAATATGTTGCATGGGGTGAAGCATCTTCTGCTGACTTTACTATTGATCCAGGTTTATGGGTATTAGATAACTATGGAACAAAATTAATTGCACTTATATATAATGGCGCTTGTTTTGAATGGGACGCTGCAGCCGGAGGTGCGGTTAATATTAGAGCCACTATACTAGCTAATGCACCCACAAAATCTAGGCACGTTCTAGTTTCTACACCGGATAGACACTTAGTATTTTTTGGCACAGAAACAACAGTTGGAACTGATTCAACACAAGACGATATGTTTATAAGATTTTCTTCTCAAGAAAGTATTGATCAAACAGATTCATATACAGTTAAAGCAAACAACACCGCGGGCACACAAAGACTTGCTGATGGTTCTAAAATTATGGGAGCTATCAAAGGTAGGGATGCAATCTATGTGTGGACCGACACAGCATTATTTCTTATGAAATTTGTTGGCCAACCTTTTACTTTCTCGTTTGAACAGATAGGAACTAACTGTGGATTAATGGGTAAAAATGCCTGTATTGAAGTTGATGGTACAGCTTATTGGATGTCTGAGAATGGATTTTTTGCATACGATGGTCAATTAAAATCTTTACCTTGTTTAGTAGAAGACCATGTTTATGATGACCTAAACTCAACTTCAAGAGACTTAGTTAATGCAGGATTAAATAACTTGTTTGGAGAAATTAACTGGTTTTATTGCACGGCTGCCTCTGATGCAGTTAACAGGGTTGTAACTTATAACTATTTAGACTCTACAACCAAGCGTCCTATATGGA